CCCCCCGGGGATTCTCGGCACTCAACGACTCGGATTCGGAGTAGACACAACACACAACACAACACACAAAAAACAAAAACCCTTTTTACATTCGGATCCCCGCGGTCCGTCCAAAACGGAAACGTTCGGACCAAAGAAATAAGACCCCGGGCGGGAAAACGTATAAAATGCCAAACTGTATCGCATTCAAACAGAGCGGGCTGCCGTGTACAAACGGGGCCCACCCAACGGTGAACGGAGGATTGTGTGGAGTGCACTGGCACAAGAACGTGCCAGCCGCGATGGAGAGATTTGCAGTGAATCAGGCAAAGTACAGAGAGGCATGGGAGGGAATCGCACTGGGGACGCACGCGCTGAATGCGTCCGGGCACGTGAGACGGCTTGCAGAAGCTGTGGCCGTGCCGGTGGCCGTGTTGCTTTGCACGGCGCAGAAGAAGGGAGGGTCAGTATGCGGGAAACTGGCTACAAACGGGCATTTGTGCGGGCAGCATCACGCGGTTGAGCAGAGACGCATGGAAGATGTTGCGATGCGGGGAGTTCGGCGAGAGTTGAGACGCAGGCGGCGCGCGGGGGCGGGGGCACCCGTACTTGACGCGTTGTTAACCGCGATGGCGCCTCTTCTTGCGGGGTGGGCGCTGAATCGGTTGGAGTGGGAGGTAGATCGGATGCTGACCGATGATCTGAATATGCAGTTGGACATTCAGATCCACGAGAATGGGGCGACTCAGCAGCAAGTTGAAATGCTCATTGCGGGATGGGTAGAAGCGGGACAACTGACTGAGCGGAGAGCCGAGCGCGTGCGGGCTCACGGGACACTCGAACTCTTGCGGCGCATGGTGCATCGGCCCGTGATGGGAGGGCGCGAGGCACACATTGCCGCGGACACACAGAATGTCCACACGCCAGAGATCTCGGCACAGATGCGCGACTCTCTCGAGATCTTGTTGGCAGTTGAGGTGCCGGTTGAACAAAAGAACACGGTAGAGGAGATCGTGCTCTCCTGGGAAAAGTTTGAGGTCAATGCGGCAGTAGTTCAGCAGGTGCGCGCGGATGTGGTTTCCTGGTGGAACCGGAAGTTCGTCTGTGTGGAGAACGACTCGCTCTACAAGAAGGTGATGCGCGGATTGTGGTGGACAATCAAAACATACAAGGGAGAGGTGCGCGAGGAGTTGGAGAAGAGGCTCTGGCAGGAGTGCAAAGAGGCGGCACTTCCCTACTCTGTGTGCGCACAGGGACATCTCGCGCGGCTGAGCAACGTGATGGTTGGATTTGACGGGGCATTTGTGCCGCCCGTGGCAGTTGGAGAGATTCTCCAGCAGAGAATGTCGGCCATCTCGGAGATGGATGTGCCGTATGAGAAGCAGATCGAGTTGGCAGAAGCGGTTCTGGCAGAGTTGAAGATCCCGGCAGAGGAGCACGCGAACTGGCTCTCGGCATTCTGAGAAGTGAATGTGACTGGGGAGGGGGATGAAAATAAAAAATCTTTTTACCTTCTGACAGTCTTCCTACTGCGCCTGCCTCTGCGTCTCCTAGTCCTCTTGCCACCCTTAGAAGTGAAGCTATTTTTTGCATCTATGTATCCTTGTCCACCCGGTAGAATCTCTGATCCAAAATCGCGAGGAGGAGCGAAGTCTATCGCATCACGAGTAGCCGATGGACCGGCAGCCGCTGACGCAAGTGCGCTTTGCTTCATCATGCGTCGCTGATATTTACCAAGCGTTTCGTTCGGAAGGTATTGCAGTCGTGATTCTGCAAATACATTATCCATCTTTTCTGACGTGATTCGATTGGGAAAGGGCAGTGTCACCCTCGAAATAGGATTCCATGAACAGAATAGACTTTCAAGAGCGGGCGGAAGTGCGGGAAGTACCGTCAGTTGGTTACGAATACACTCTAACGTCCGAAGAGTAGGCGAGAGAGAGGGTAGCGTAGTGAGTCGATTGTTGCCACAGTACAGCCATCCAGTCAATGTAGCCGGGAGCTCGGGTATCTCAGTAAGTGAGTTATGTCCACAGGATATCTCGCGAAGATGAGTATGCGAAAGAGTAGGGAGTACAGTTAGTTGATTTCTATCACACGAGAGTTGTATAAGAGTAGCTGGAAAATCCGGCAGTACAGTGAGTTGATTATGTCCGCAAAATAGCGAAACCAGAGTATTTGGAAGAGCAGGTAGTCTAGTGAGCTGATTGGAGTATACATTCAAGGATACAAGACTAGGTGGAAGCGGTGGCAACTCGGTCAACTGACATGCGGTAATACCTAGATGACGAAGATTGAGTGGAAGAGTGGCGGGTAGTGACGTAATCTCTATATCGTAGTTACTTAACGAGGTATCCCCACTGGCAATGCGGCGCAATAGTTCATCTGTATCGGGTCCGTGCGCCATTATGTAGTATTTCGATTATTTGAAGATCGATGTAGGATGACAACAACAAAAATCTTTTTACACTACAATGAGACTCAAGACACTTCGCAAATCCCACAAGAAGGAGAAGAAGTGGGATGCGGTGTTTGAGAAGGACGGCAAGGAGAAGATTGTACCTTTCGGACAGAAGGGCTACAGTGACTTTACAAAGCACAAGGATGTGACTCGTAGAGCACGGTATTTGAAACGTCATTCTGGGATGGGGGAACATTGGAGTAAGCCGGACACACCGGGTTCACTCAGTCGATGGATTCTCTGGAACAAGCCCACTCTTCGGGGCAGCCTGCGGGACTTCAAGCGGCGCTTCCACCTCTGAGGGGGCAACCGTGGGCACCTCGACAACGGCGGGCACCTCCGGGGCCGCCGCGGGCACCTTAGCCAGCACGGGTACATCTACTTCATACTTAACTGTCTGAACTCCCTTGAGCTTGAATGCACCGTTCATAAAGCGAAGGCTCATTTATATAAAATGAATGTTGTTTTTTAAATCAGAATACCCTACAATGCTTTCGGATCAGGATCTTAATTCGCGACTGCTACAGTATGGTGCTCACACGTCCGGGACCTATGCCCGGCGCCTTGAGAGACTAGGGCGGTTCGTTCGTTATTCTCAGACAGCAAATACGAGGTCTCGCAATGCGGTGATTACGGCTCAGTTGAATCAGCGCGGAAAGTTCAATCAGTCGGAGCGATCGGCCGCGTGGGCACTGATGTATCTCAGAAACTACGGAAATGAGAGTTTTCAGACAGTTAACATTCCAACAACAAATGCAGACTACGACTACTGTATCCGCGAACGTAACGGGACAGTGTATTATGTGCAAGTTAAGTCTCCTTTCGTATGATCACCGTGAGTGTCTCCTGAAGGGACTTGAGACAGGGCTCTTCCAGAGCAAGGCAGATTGGCTGAAGCAGTGCAAACCTAAGAGAAAGCGGATGATCAGGATGGCACTGGTGGACTCAGAGCCGACCAGCTAACAGGAAACTTACTTTTTAACTGATGTGCTACCTCGCCGGCAACAATCCTGATCTCCTTCTGCGCATCCGGACCCAGCCGGAGGTGGCACAGCCGAGCGTACGCGGCCACCGATCCAGTCTCAATGAATTCCGTCATCATATTCTGAGGGAGAATCATCCGTGCCTGCTCGGGTGGGACATCGTTCTTCAGCATTAGGTCGTATGCATACACGGCGTCCTTGCATTCCATCTTGATGTATTCGCGAAGGTGCTCATTGTCCTTGTGAACATCGTCGTTGCTGCCCTGCTTCTTTCCCGGAGCACGGGTCCGAAACTCAGGGATATGAAAGGTGGGCGGATCATCTACATACCGGCGACTCACTTCATTACGAGCAAATCCAACGGTGTGGCGAAACCACTCGCGGGCCATCCAAATCGGCATCCTCAGGCGAAACCGGGCTTGAGGATGGAAGAAGGGTGACGTGTGCTCGTGATCAGCCAAATACTTGATGAGCTTAGCGTCTTTTTCGCTAAATTCATCTGTGTGTTTCCCCAGAGAGACTCGCGCGGCATTCACTACCGTCAGGTCATCTCCAAAGGTCTCAAGGAGCTCAACTTTGCAATCCTCGAACATACTGTTATTAAAGTTGAATATGAAAGTCGGTTGGAGGCACGACCTTGCGATAGAGCTCCTCCAGTGTGAGTGTGCGACCCGAGTCAAAATAGAGACCGGCGATTTGGTTGAAGAGATGGACATATGCAAAAAGCACAGCGGCAATCACAAACAGTGTCTCCTGCATTACTGAAGGTTGATGTTTTGCGTCCTCGGAAGCCTACGCGACAGAACAACCTTTTGTGTACCACCTACACTCATATCGTCACCCTCCTGGATTCCCTCGATTGCCCTCAGGGCCTCAGCAACACGCTGGGGTTGATCGGCAAACTGTAGCAAGAGCTGTGTGCGAATGGCATTGCGACGAAGGGGAGGACGGACTGTGCGAGTAGACTTGGCAATCGTACCGGCACCTCCCTCAATCACAAAGTTATCCAAGTTGTTCCCCTGCATAAACTCCAGGACATTGCCCCCAAGTGCCATCTTGCGATCCCTCAGCGTCTTGATCTGTGCCTGAAGTGAGCGAATCTGATCATCCAGTCCGATCCACTCCCTCAGCGTCTCGCGAATCTGCGTCGTGTCCTGAGGACCCTCGTGGTTCGTGTCCTGGGTGTTCTCCATGCCTTTCTCCTCGTTCGCATGTGAAAGCCACCTTGACTTTTCTTTTCGGGAAGAAGCGGGACATTTTCCGCATCTGCTTCGAGTGATCCCTGTCTAACTGCCTTCGAGGCAGACTTTAGTCCACTCATTGCTGCAACTTTTGCTGCTTGTGATGTCCTGCCTAGAACTTCAGGTGCTTGACGCTGAACCTCTTCGGCGGCCGTTTGTGCTCGAGCTTTTACATCAGTGGATGCATCCTTCACTTGAGCAGATAAAGAGATGAGTCCATCTTTTGCTGACTGTGAAGCCTGTGATGCGAACTCAGACAGTGTGGTCAGAGCCGTTGAAATATCATTGCCAAGCTTGACTCTCTTTTCATCGATTCTACCCGCCATGCGATTGAGTTCAATGAAGTTGTTTGCAAGGATATCGCCAATCGGAGGAGGAACAATGCGAATCCAAGATTCGATTGCCGAAACGAAATCCTGACGGCTTGTAGATACAATCGCAAATACCGGCCACAAGAACATACCCAGAACGGCAGACAATCCAAAGCCAAACATGTAGCTATACGGCAACGGGATAAGACCAAGTGTAGTCGGGAGAATTGATTGAACCGTCTTCAACAGCACTTTGCCACCTGCAAGGATCAGGTCAAGGGATACACTAAGAATACTTCCAAATACTGGAATGCTTTCAAGATAACTCAAAAAGAAGAGCACCATAAAAAGAGCTTGAAACATTACGGGTGCATAGGGTGATGCAGTTGCCTTTAACAACCACTTCAATCTTGGTCCGAGATAATCAGTGTTGTCTGGGAAAAAACGAGGGGGTACAAACTTGCTGGTGCTTGGGTATTTACCTTTGGAATCATCCCAGGGTTCAAGAGGGGGAGGCGCGGATGCCCTTGCTCTAGCATCGATAAGCGTCTGTTCCTCGGGTGTAGCACCTCCCTTCTGTTGCTTGAACGCATCTAACTTTTTCTTACAGTCCGGCGACTTGCGAAGACACGACACGACGGCATCTACGCGCTCTTCGTAGTCGTCTGGGATGGGAACCTTGTGTCTTTTCAGGAGTTCTAAGAGTCCTGCCATTACTCCTACTCACTAAAACTTCCAGCGCTTGTCACACTCCAGGCAGGTGACGAAGGTTGTCATGGGCTCATCAGCAGAACGTGTCTGCAACTGGTAGTAGTCGCACCGGGTCTTCTTCTTACACGACGAGCAGTTCATGAAGATGGACGCCGTCGATGTCTTGGAGTACATTGCCTTCTCCTTGTCGATGATCTTCTGAATCATCTCCTTCCAGCGCTTGGGGTTCAGATCAACTGCGGATGATTCGGCAAAGGCACTTGCTCCAAGTCCCTCGGCAAGGTGACGATAGGGATAGAGGGAGATTGCACGGCTGCGATACATATCCACGAAGATTGGGTTGGCCCAGTCGATATCTACATACCATTTCTGGGCATCAGAGACACATCGATTCAAGATGGCAACCTCAATCTCTTCGTTCTCAAACTTCTCACGAACCTTGTCACGCATTGGGTGGTCAACAAAGACATTGGATGCATGAAGCGTATGCACTGCAAGATGGGGACGCGTCTCACCCTCCTCCTGATCCTCTGGCTCGTCCTGAACAGGATCGCCATTCCCGTCATCCTCCTCGTACTCTCCTTCATTCTCCTCGTCCTCGTCCTCATTGAAGGTGCACGTTTGGTAGAACTCGTCATACTCGACTGTCTTCAGGTCCAGATACTTGGATGCCTGGCGATCATAATCATCTGGATTCGGATTGACTGACTTGAGTACCGCAATGGATCCTTGAAAGGAATCATCGTGGAACGGTGGTGGGAGCATGTGCTGATTTGTCTGCTCGTCTTCGATCTCTGAAGGCACAGCAAAGAATGCGAAGGAGTGATCTTCATGTACACACTTTCCCTGGAACTGAAGAGTTGGTTGCTTGAGCTTCTTGCGGAGCCACTCCAAGACATCTGAGGTCTTTGCAGGGATAGACGACTCAGACAGTGCTCCGCTGATTGAAATGAGAGTTGCAATGACCATTGTACTCTTGGTTGTCTTACAGGTTTCTGTTTCTGTTTTGTTTAAGCGAGACCCGTACCCGCCGGGTTGGCTTCCCGTCTCCGTCTTGCAGTAAATTCTTCCCGCGACTCACCTAGAAGGTTAGGGGCAAGGAAACCTGGGTCATTCTTGGGTGCAGGGGTTCGAAGTACCAGACCCGTCGACTTCGGCTTCGGCTCCGGCTCCGGTGACGCGGCGGCCGATGACGATGAGGACGATGAGGACGAGGACGATGAGGCCGATGAGGACGAGGACGATGACGATGAGGAGGCACCGGCAAGAGTGCGACCAAAATAGTCGCCAAATCCCTTCAGCGCGGTGCCTCCCGGTCCATTAGCAAACTTGACTGCAAGCCAAACGGCAAGAAGCATTAAAAGAAGAGAACCAATGGTTGCAAAAAGGCCGATAAGCCAGTCAGTTCCGCTAACTGCAGGTTTGTTGTTCTTTATGATCTCGGCTTGGGCCAGGGGTCCTGGAACTTTCTGGGGTGGAGCTGCTGCTAAACACGGTACCGGCACTCCACTTATGTCTTTGGGGGGACACGACTTGAATCGAACGTTCGTTGGGTTGGAGTGAAATACGTGAGACGGTGGAGTGATGGGCAGTCGTTTAATGGATCCCATGTCAGAGGACAAGATGGCGATCGGGTTCTTCATAAAGACAACTGTTACCGGCTGTGATTGTCCAGTTAGGGTGACTTCCCATGTATAATAGCAATCGGCAGGATCGAGTATACTCGTCAACTGCCAGTCGCTCTGTGTTGCCGCAGGGACGTCTGGATACCCAAGATACCTATCCGGTTGCGCTCCCAATATACTCGGAATCTTGTTTGCAAATGTATTGACGAATCGAGTTTGTTCGTACTGAGCCCCCGCTTTGGGTCTGTCGTTGATCTTGAGAGGAACAAAAATAACAAGTTTATCGGCCGCCCCATCTCTCGGTTCACACACACGCTTTTTTGGAAGTGCGAGGGCATCCTTCTTTGCAATAAGCCTGTCCGCATTGGATCGCGCAGTTATATAGCTCGGACTCGTAAAACCCTTTTTTAGTTCGGTAAGGACTTGCTCTTGTGCTTTCGCAATCCTGCGCTCAAGAACAATCTTTTGTTTGGCGAGAGATCTTTTTGCACGTTCCGAGGTATCCTCCTCTTGAGTACATTCGGTTCCACTCAGTCCTCGGAAATCACCGATTTGAATTACGGCATCATACTGAATGCTTTCAATACGAATTGGGCACGGATGAAACACGCTGATAAGTGTGACCTGGGGAACCTCCTGTGTCTTCCCCAATCCGTCATTAAAGGATACGTTGAACGGAATTGTTGGCTTAAGAAACAGTTTTGTAAGAGCGCCGTAGGTCTCTCTGTTCAACTCTACAATGCCGTCATCACTTGGATTCCAAATATAGACTTGTTTCGTAGCGTCTCCTACTTTAGATTTTTCGTATTTCTTTTGATCATCCGTCCAGTCTTGTATATCCTCTTTTGCCCATTGAGATGCATCGGTCCTTCCATCGCTGTGGTAGTTTGCCCATCGTTTTCCTTCACTATCATATCCATCCCTGCCAAACTTTGCTGGGTTTGCAGTTTTATAAATCGCACCACCGCCCCAATTTGTGCGGGCCCAACCTGACCATACTGGTTTTCCATCTTTCATGTCGAATGATGGGTCCCACTCCCACTCGTCGGATGGCGCTCCTCCTTCATCGGGCACCTCAAGTTTCCCCAGGATGTCTCGTGACAATACGACGGACGATGATGCGATCTTTGAATCAACTATAATCGAGCATTGGAACGCCCCTGTTGATGGACACGCAGCCGACTCCGATATCTTGAGTCCGCCCGCGCTTTCATTTGTCCTCCCGGTAGCCGGCCCAACGGTTTGGGAAGCAGGGTCGTTGTTGTTTAGCGCTTGTATCGAGAAGGCGTTCCCCATTGTCTCTACCTGACAAAACAAGTATCACGAAAGAAACAAGATGGCTCCTCCCCCAACAGTTCAAGCTCCTCCAACTGTGACTACGCCGCCACCGAAAGATGTTCCGTGGTGGGGCGCACTTATTCTTGCCATTCTGACGTCATTTGTCAGTGTGGTTGCAACCGTTTTTTACATTCTCGGGAACAAACCCAGACTTCCCGGAGCACCTGCTGGAATGGGTCAAATCTTTACGGATGTTATCATCTTTATTCCGTACATTCTGATTCTTTTCGGAATCCTTGCTGATATTTTTACCTTACAGGGTGCGTACTCCATTCCGAGTCTGATTGGTCTCGTGTCTCTGCCCCTGCACAAACTGGCAGAGTATCTCTGGATTGGCGTAGCAACGCTTCTGGGTGAATTCTGGCGGCTAGCATCGACGTCGCCGGGAGCGGCGCCGGCGGCGGCGGCTTCGTCGTCGACTAGCGGAAGCAGTCGCAGAGGCGGTGCAATGAGTGCCTGGTCGGGATGCGACATGTATGGATTTGAGGAGTACTTTCACAGCCAGTACGCTCCCCAGGGACTGGTTGTGACGTCTACGATCTTCTGGTATTACATAATCGACCTGCTTACAAATCGCAACGCACTCGATGCAATTGCGGCGATTGTTGCATTCGCACTCTTCTTCATCCTGCAGGTGGTCCAGTTGACTGGGTGCAAAGACTTCACGGACAGTCCGTGGATCAAGTCGTTCATTGCCCTCTCCGAGGGATTCTTCATTGGTGGCATTGGATATGCGATTGTGCAGGCATCTGCACCAAATCGCCTACCGTCAGCTGTTCTTCCTCGGGGACCGTCCTTGGAGTCCATGACCAAAAATGCAGATGGAAGCTACACAGGGGCCGATGGCAAACTATATGTCGTTGGACCCGATGGTCGCCCAATCCCTCAGTCCTTCTTCACTGACACTGCAAACTCAACAGCATCGGCACAGGCAAATGCCGTGGCTACCTTTGGTGCGGCGGCTGCGACCACCTGCCCTACGTAGAGCGCGCCTTCCTGAGGAGGGTGTAGTAAACAATCATATTTGTGCCCGCATGACGACCAACCTCGACGCCATCCTTCGTGATCACGATTGTAGGAACAACAGAGATCCCCATCTTGCGTCCAAGTCCGTGAAGATCGTCATGCGTATTGACGGACGTCCACTTGACATCGGCAAACTCCTCTTTCAGATCCTCAACTGCCGGCTTGATAACACTGCACGGCGTACACGACGGAGACCAAAAGTGAAAAGCCTCGATACTCATCTTGTATATAGTATCGTAGCTATTTCCTAAACACTTTATAATGGCGCAGCGTCCAACCGTACAAGAAATGCAGATTCTTCTAGACAGGGTCGCAAATGAAGACCCGATAACGCCCGCGTTGATAGACGACATAGAACATACAATGGCAAGAGGACCATCAAAGGCAGACCTTCCTCAACGAGCCTATGTATGGATAACATTTGATCGTGTTCTCGATCGAGTACGGGGACGGTATGGAAATAATATGAGTACAGACGATAAAAAGAAGAATCTTTCCAGTATGCTCAGGAAGGCTATACAAAACATAGAAGCTAACTTTGCAGTACGAAATGCCGGATCACGACGTACCAGACGGCGCAAGACCCGTCGTCTCCACAAGTAACTGTCTCTCAGCGCGAATAACAGGTACCTTTGAGATCACCTGGCGGGTCAGAGCTACATCACGTTCTTTGCACATCTCAGCAAATGCCTTATACAAGTGCTTGTCAATCAAGTCCTTGTCTAGTGTGTCGATCTGACTACGAACCCAAGCAACAATATCCTTTTGCTGTACGGGTCCACCCATAATACGGAGTGGGCATCCAGGGAACAGCTCATCCACAACCGCCGGAATCTCAGGCTTCGGAACTACACCATTCACAATGTCTTGAGCCATCTTATCCACGACGGCATTCTGTCGAGACAAATCATCGACTCCACCCGTATGTGCCTTGACGTGAACGAAACGGTGAGACTTGAACTTGGAGAGACGGTCCGTCGTATCCTTGATCAGATCCTGATGCAGAACATCCTTGCCAGCAGCCGTCTTCCATCCACGATTGATCCATCCAGTCAGCCACGTCGACAAACAGTTGATTGAATATTCAGAGTCAGAGTAGATCACCAAATCACAATCCGTCTCCCCGTGCTCTTCCAGTGTCCGTACAGCAAGGTTGATACCCGACAACTCCGCTCGATTGTTCGTCTGTTCCTGGTCATCGGGGACGCGATGCGCGGTCGACCAGCTCGGGTGCTCAGGAAACCAAGCGGCAAACCCCGCCTTCGCTCCCTTCCGTCCGTTACTCGTGCAGGATCCATCAGTAAATACGCGCATGCCTCTTACTTGTTACGAGTATGTAGTTCCATTTCAAATGCCCGCGGATCGTCCCACAGCTTTGAATCCAGGGTTCCTTCAATATTAGGCTGATGAGTGTAGGCAGGAACGGTGGTCACAATGCATCGCGAGACAATCGCCTGTTGCAAAAGAGGTTCCTCAATGTGAAACCACACGCGACACCGAAATGATCGCTGTTCCAGAGAACGACGAAGCATCTGCTGACACGCTAAACTTAGAAAGTGAGCGTGCCAAATCAGGAGCACTCGGACACGAGTCGACCGGCGTGCAGGGGCAAATCCAATCCATTGCGCAAACCAACGCGCAAAGTCATCCATCGAGTTAGACACTGCAGCATCCACTTCCTCGAACTCACACTGGTCTGCGTACTTGGTCTTGTAAGCATCCCAAAGTGTTTTGGTTTCTCGATCGTTCAAACATTCATACAAAATACGGTGCGGGGGTGGGAAGGGTGCAGGGATCGTAGATTCCTGCTGCATCACTCTGCCTTGTCACTAGACCCCACGATCCGTTTAACAGGGATATCCGCAGAGACGATGTAGATGCTATTCTCCGTGGCAACAATGAACACCTTCTCCTCCTTGATACGGGAAATGGTCTCGATCGGCGACGTGTACTCCGTATCGGACTTAACTAAAAACTTGGTGGTGTCTTGGACGCCAATGCAACACGCCTTTGTCAGGCTGTCATTGTAGTAGTCCAGGTAGATCGGCTTGTCATTCTCAATCGCAATCTTGGCAGCAGCAGCCATAACAGTGGCAGACGGGACGGCGCTCATTTTCTTTGACGCAAGGACTTCCGACGGGACTTCCTACCGCGACGGCTCCGACGACGGCGCCCGCCGTCACCAGGGGGTGCAGTTGCAAAGATCGGAAAGGCAGGAGGCGGGGGTGGAGGGGGTTCACGTGCTAACCGCGTAGCCTGTCCCCTTGCTCTCGCCTCATCAATAAGTTTGAACAAAGCCATGTCCTTCTTTGCCTTCTCCCTACTTTCCTTGGACTGAAACATAAGTGCAATGTGCAGAATTGCGCGGTTGATCTCACGTTGTGCCTCGTCCGGCACGCCGAGACCTCGAGCTTCCATTGCTTCATTTAGTGCATCCTCAATTCTCTCCTCATATCCAGGTAAAAATAGCTCTCTATGTCCGTATAGTATATCCTTCACTATGGAAATCTCCTCTTCGGGCATATAGTCCTTCGCATTAGATATCCTCGCCTTCAGTTGTTCACGTAACTCCATCAGAACTTTATAACTAAGCGGTGGTGGGGCCATTGTTTATAGCTTGAGAGAATCATCCAGCTTGAACCGACTCTTCATGTTCAAACACGGCGTCTCAGCCTTCGGGATCGCCAGGACCAGCTTCACGGGATCCTTCACTTCGGGGACCTTGGCAGCCACTGCAAAGACAAACCTGACCAGCGCATCTACGTGCTCCTCGGCAGCCGGCGTCTTGGGTTGACGAACAGACTCCTTCAGATCATCCCCAATCGTCTTGACAAAGGCTGACATCAGCTCCTGTGGAACCAGTCCACGACTGAACAGCTCCGCAACATACACTGCAAAGGTACGCTTCCTCTCCTTCTGCTTGTACCAGACCAGGATCGCCTCGTTGTATCCAGGGTCCGTGTGGGACGGAACGATCGTCACGTTTCCATTGTCGTAGAGCGTATCAAACATCTTGACCTGGACCAGGAGATCCTGCAATGCATCAGGATAGGCTCCTGCAATGTCCTTGTATGCATCGGCCATCAGCGGTGCATAGAACGTTTGGGTAACACCACGGTCAAACAGCAAGGTCGTCACGCGCAGACGAAACATCGAATCGCGTTTGTCGAGCTTCTCCATGATCGCCACCATCATCTTGTCATACGTCTGCTTCGTCAACTTGTTCAAGAATGCATTGACCTCGTCGTAGTCGGCATCGTCCTTCTCACGAACCTTACGGTGAACTGAGAGCATGGCCAGTTCTCGCCAGTTTGATACCTCTTCTGCCGGAGCCCTGCGAATCGTTGGGCGCCGGAAGGAGGGTTTGAATGAGATCTTGAGCTTCGAAATGATTGTCCTGATTCCTTCATCGAGTGCCGGTCGGGGATTGCTTCGCAGAGAATACAAGGTTACGATATCCATTCTCTCCTGTTATGCTATTCAGAGAATCGTATCCATTTTCTTACTTGCAGATCTCTTGGTCCGGCGGCGCCGAATCGTACGGCGTCGTCCACCGCTAAATCCTTTACGGTTAGGAGCAGGTCCTGCAATACCGGCTCTTTCCTTGAGAATATCCCCCTGTTGCGCTGCGTTCTTTTTCTCGATTCCGCTCAGCATAGAAGCAATGATAGATTCAGGTCCATGCGGGAGCTTAGTATATGTATGCTCACCGTCAACAATTGTGGGGATACTAACACGATCAGCCATAAGTCTAGTGTTTCGGACATCCTTAGCTTTCTGTTTTGTCTGCCACTTTTCTAAAGCTGCAGGGTATGCGCTAAGCTTAACATCTGGACGGTACAAGTTGGTATTTTCGAAAACCTGTGGCATCCTGCGTCCGTTGTCGATACCCGGTGGAAATGGGAGAGTTACACGCTCGATGGGATTATTCTTAACAATCAACATCCTTAGTCCAAGTGGAAGGGCGGGCAATACCGTTATCCTGTTTTTATCGCAAATCAGAGTGTCAAGAGTAGGTGGAAGATCGGGCAACTCAATGAGTCGATTATAGTCGCAAGCAAGAAAACGTAGTCCAGGTGGAAGAGCAGGCAATACAGTGAGATTATTATTAGAACAACCAATCATCTGTAGACCAGGTGGAAGAGCGGGTAGACTAGGGAGAAGATTATTTGAACAATCAAGTTGAATCAGTGTAGGTGGAAGATTGGGCAATACAGAGAGATTATTCCGATCACAGAACAAGACGGATAGATTGGGCGGAAGAGCAGGTAGACTAGGGAGAAGATTACGTTTGCACTGGAGTCTCTCCAGACTAGGTGGAAGGTCGGGTAACCCAATGAGTCGATTATGGTCGCAATTCAAATCCACAAGTGTAGGTGGAAGGGCGGGCAATACCGTTAGCTCGTTTCCCGTGCAAGTCAGAGTCTCAAGAGTAGGTGGAAGGGCGGGGAGTTCAATGAGTCGATTGTGACGACAGTCTAAACTTACAAGAGTAGCTGGAAGAGTGGGTAAGGTAGTAAGCCGATTCTCAGTGCAGTAAAGGGAACGTATTCCAGGTGGAAGTTCGGGCAAGGATGTAAGTCCTAAACCATAAAGCCTCAAGGTGCCGTCACCAGTCCTCACCACATCGTCAATGCGACGCAATAGTTCGGCTGTTCCAGGTCCGTGTGCCATTAATCTACCCAGAGATTACTTACGGGACTTGCGAGACTTCTTAGCGTGACGGCGACGACGACCACCGTGGCGACGGGTCTTACGCCGACGACGGCGACGACCACCCGAGTTGCCGTACATTTCAACCGCATCTTCGAGCTCTTCAAGTGTTGACTCAATGGCTTCGAGGTCGCTCATGCTTGCATCTTTCGAATCCTCCTTCAGCTTGGCAATCTCGTCCTTCAGCTCTTGAAGTACCTCATCAAGCTTCTCCTTGGCAGCCTTCTTCTTGTCGGGAAGGTCTCCAACATCCTCACCGGAGCTCTTTGCCGCAGACAGATCCGAATCAACATCGGCATGCTCACGGTCTGCCTTTTCTGCTTTCTTGACAAGTTCGGACATTTATACACTATCGTCATTATTTTTAGAAATAGAGAGATGGGAAACTGTTTTGGCAAAGATCCGCCAATGATGACGATAGGTATAAAGACGATCCACGCATCCAAGTTCAAGGAGATCAAGACGTACAAGGACGCTCTCCGTCTAGCTGGACATATCGTCCCCGATGACGAGAGCCTGACCGTCTTTCGAAACGATACAGTCATATTCACGCCTGCCCATACGCGCTTTCAGTTTGCCGATTCGATTCGATACAAGAAAGTTACGCTTCCAATGAGGAAGTTGTATGGTAAATAAAACGGATCAAAACCTGGATAGAAGAGTAGAGAGTGGTGAAGATGACTGATTCTACGCCAATGCCAAACACCTGGGTTCTGTGGTACCACGATCCAAACGACAACAACTATTCGGAGGCATCCTACACCAACATCGCCACTCTCTCAACACCTGCAGATTTCTGGACAGTAATTGACGCGATTTCCAAGGATGCTTGGGAATCTGGAATGTACTTCTTTATGAGAAGTGGATATCGACCTTTATGGGAAGCACCTGAACACATTCGAGGGGGTGCGTGGTCAAAGCGCGTCGACGCAAAGGACACCTGCGAGGTGTTCATCGATGCAATGGCTCACTGCTTTGTGAATGGTTTTCTAACCAACTACAAGGAAGCGATCGTTGGGGTGTCTGTTTCCCCCAAGGGTCAATTTCATATCATCAAGGTGTGGAACACAACAACAAACATTACAGATCGGAAGCTCTTTGCTCCGACAATGAAGATGAAGATCGCCGACGACATCGTCTACAAGGCACACAACACACGTCCCAAGTGAGGTCACAAGCACATACATTCTACACTCTGCCACCAAATAGAATAGATCACAAATGCGCTTGCCGTAGAGACCGACATGGCAACCACAAAGTTCGCAGTTTCAGTGCTCATGACAAAGTAAACAAGTACTTAACCTGATTTAAGTCGGCCAAAATCTCATCACGAATATTCAGCAGGTCTGAATCTGATCTTTTTATCATTCGAGGCAGTGTTGTTTCGAGCCACTTGCTGTTACGAGAAATGAAGGCACGAATACCCGAAACTGTGAGATTCTTTACAGGCATCGTCTTTTTGATCACCGGACGTCCGTAGCGACCCATATAGGTCTCTACGAACTTGTCGATATTGGTATCGAGTGAAGCCACCAGATCATCGGTCGCCTTGTGCTCGGCAAAGGACTTGGTCTGCCAGTGATACATCTTCACCTGGTCACGGATATTGAAAAAGATCGTGACAATCTGACCACCCTTCTTTGACTTGCGCGTCTTATACCGCTGACCACCCGCAGGCGGAAGACCTAAGGTCGGGACGTTGCGCCGAGTTCCGAATCCAATTCCGCCCGGGGGGATTTGAGGTCCAGGCTGTGCTTGTGCGCGAATCGCCGCTTCTTCTTCGGGTGTCGGCTGGGGCTTCTGATCAAAAAAGGCATTCATCTGCGCCTTCCTCACTGCCTCGGCGGGATCCTGTGCTGGGGGAGGAACCGGAAATGCAGGGGGTATTCCCTCTCGCGGAGCAGGGGCAGGCGGTGGAGCCGGTGCCGGAGGCATAACAAAGGATGCATTCGACGGGATTCCTGATGGATCGGGTGGTGCCGGTGGTGGTTCATAATCCCAATCCCAAAAAGGATCGGGTGATGCCGGTGCCGGCGCTGGAGACACGGGAGACGCGGAATTTAGAGGTGTATACACACCAGTCAACCTCATCTCATCTAAAAGAGCTTTATCCTGTGAACCTTCGGGAGCGGCTGCGTAGCGAGACGCCCATTCGGTTTTTTCCTCGGGGGTCCAGTGTTCATCCATTGTATGTATTCTACAAACTATCTAAAGTCAGCATTCCACTCGTGCAGATACCCTTCGTTGAAGAGTCTGCGCAAATAAGGTGCTAGACGCTTACGATTCGATGCGTGACCAAAATCGATAATCCAAACCTTGCCGTCGTGCTCAATAAAGTTATACGGTGTAATGTCTACGTACTGGATTCCGTGTTGGTAGAGTGTGAAGACAAGATCGTAGACTTGCTGCCTGACAGTATTTGGGAGCTCATCCACGTCATACCCATACTTATAGGCAAGTGCCATATCACCAACCAACTCCATCTCGATGAACGTCTTGTTATCTGTCTTGAGAACGGCGGGGGACAATCCAAGATTAGCAGACACTTGCTGAAGTCGAACCTCGCGTGCAATCTCCTTTGCAGGAGTGTGGGTGAACTCCTTACGATACATGGTTAGGGTTGTCTTTGTTTGGCATTTTGAATCCATTTTACCTCCTGTCCCACGTACCACCCAGTCCGACGTGATAGATTGCCAAGGGCATGACTGGGCGATTCTGTGCCTGAAGTATCTGAAGAGCATCCTTCTGGAGCCACACTCCCGGGAGAGTTTCGATGGAGTTGTCGCTGGGTTCCCGGAGCAAGAACGGGTTTGGTTCAGCCGGACGCAGCACACTTCCGGTCATCGGGAACGGATAGATCTCTTCGGTCTTCAACAAAGCCACCTTGTCAGCAACTGGATCCAGGATGCCTGTTCGAAGGTAGTACGGTCCAGTGGTCTGGTTGAGGTTTGGGTTATCCAGATCAATCTCTCCAAGAGTGGTATCGTTCAGAAGTCGCTCCATCACCGTGGACAGGTGGTTGCCTGTCGTTGCAATAAAGCTGTTAGACAGGTACTTCTTGCCTCCTGCACCTACACAGTCAAGATCACACGGGTCCTCGTTGCATCCAATGAATGCCTTTCCTTCCTTAGAGAGACGATTGATCTCCGCATAGAGCCCATCGCCTGACTCGATGATAGAATCAAGATACACGCCACCGTCATTGTACAGGATCTCCATACGAGCAAGATCGGCAACTTGTGCCCAGCGAGACTGTCCTGGTCCAGACCGTTCAATGGAACCATTCTGGTAGGCAATCGTGCTCTTGAAATATTCGGCTGTACGATCTGCATTCCCCCACAACTTATACGTGTAGCCATTTCGCTCAGCGACTGTCTTGTTCAGGTCAAACAAATACTGGCGCCACGGAGGTATCGCGCCACCGAACCAAATCTGGTGAACCTTCTTAGGAATGGTACCCGACCCCTTTGCCTTTTCTTTCTTCTCGAACTCCGCCTGCATCAGTTTACTCATTCGAATTTGAAGATCTTCTGCACTTTCCGGCATTTCAGGGAGCTGGATCACACCATTTGCATCCGGAACTGGAGCATTCCTGCCCATTTGTGTCATCTTCCAGCGAATACGAGACACGAATACATAGCTACCCTCAAGGTGTGTATTGATATCACTCAGTTCTCCGCACATACGGAGAAGACATCCAACGACACGACTCTTGGAGGAAAAGAACATTGGTCTCGTCACGTCTAATCTCACCTCGGGTAAGTAGCGTGCCAACTGCCTTGTCACAAATCGCACGCCGACGTTTGTCGCGGCTGCCTGGATCTCCGAGTCAAGCCCTTCGATCTTTTCCCCGATATGAACATCCTTGCCGTTGTGGAGATAGTAAATGATCTCGGGGATCGGAGTGGCATGAGGGACCACAACAAACTCATCCAACAAGAGGTTCTTTTTCATAGTCTGCACCGCCACCATGTTCCTGGAAGCAATGGACTGAAACTCACCATATGTCTTGTCCCACGGAACCACTTCAAAGAGCGGCAGACCGTTGATCGACTTTGCGTGCGTCATATAGTCTAGATACGGTCCCATCGAATCAACCATACTCCGGCTGCCAAAATAGACAAACTCGTAGAAGATTCCTCCTTGACGAGAGCACTGGGCACGATCTGTAACTTCCTTTGTATACCCTATCGGGCTACGGTCTTCGGCAGCACCCTGATCCTTTGCGGCTTCTTCGGCCGTCAGGCATTCTGGGTGTTCGATTATAGCATTCTGGAGCGCAGCGGCAGGCCCGTTGCTACCGGGATAGCTAAAGTTAAAGTTCACATATTTATCGGTGAGCCACAGATATTCAATAGGAAGCTGAATTACATTCACAGGCAATAGCATATTTGTACGAGTAAAGAGCATCGACAACAAGCGATCGTCGGCTTTTCCCTCATTTTCAGGCTTGTGGGATTCAGCAGCCCAGTCGTCGAGTAACTTCATCGCTGTCTTGCTGTTACCAAATGCCAGAGTACCGCCCGATGTCTCAAAGATGTATGGATCGAAACACGGGCGCTCAGCAAAGTGCTTGTTTGTACGAGGATCTGTCACCCATCCTTGTGCAAAAAAGTCTACGCCAGGCATATCAAAGATTTTTGGGTACTGGTGAATCAACATGTCACCGTCAATATACAATACAGTTCTGCCCCCACACGACTCAAGTGCTTTTTTGATAAACAATGGCTTGGCATTGATTGCTGACTGATAGTACTTGCGACCGCCGACTGCAAACTCGGGGTATTCCTGCACAAGATAGTTACAGTTTGCCGCTCTGACTGTTTGCGTCCACCTCGTAATCATATCTTCCAGCCTTCCCGGTTGCCTGGAGAGACCGCCTGTACCTTCACGATTAGGGTCGTTACCCGTGTATGGAAGTAGACTCTTTCGGTTTGCAACGAGAACATCAAATCGACTACGGCGCCCAGGGTCGCCGATAGGGAGTCTTTTCTGTTCCTCGGTCAGCTCTTTTGTGCGATCAATAATCCGTTCGCGACCAACGTTGTATTGTGCCTTCATGAGGATCCATGCCTTTCTTTGGTCGGGGTTCAATGTTTCGGCCGCGGCAATCACCTCTGCCTTCCTTGTCCGAAACTGTTGTGTGAATTCTCTCCAATCAGGGTCTTCTTCCTCATACTCTTCAAGAATCTCTTCTTTGATCTGTTCGGTAAAGACATCCGGGCACGGACGCTGAAGATTACCATTTATGACTCCTCTTCCCCACCAGTATGTAGCAACTACAAACTTACTCGCGGGGTTAATGATGACAGGTGCGAGTGGTCTGCCGTTGATCGCACGGGCGGAGTACTCAGCTATCTCTTGGGCCGAGAGTTTTGGTGGTGGAGCTGGTGGTGGAGCCACTGCCGGAGCCGCCGCCGCATTTGACGGAGCACCGGCGCGTTGCCGATGCGTCTTTCGGTGACGGTTTCTTGGTGTCTTACCAGGCATTGTAGTTTAGTAAGAAGTAGTTTTATGTCGTTGACTGCGGAAGCGGCATCAGACACAGCTTGATATCGCCCAGGTTCGCAATGACGTAGCGGATCATGATGAACCAGTCATTCTTCATGTGGACCTCGAGGTTGTTAGACAAATTGGAGCACTTGGTAAAGAGAACCAGATGGGGCAGAGAAAAGGAGCCGCTGACAATCTCCGTCGACTCGTTCTTTGCAACTGACATTTCCGATGCAGCATCCCCCATCGTCACTGTCTGAGACGCAAACGGACCCTTGCAAGAGAACGTCAAAGTGTTACCCACATTCTTGATATCGACGGTCTTTGCCGACAGCAGAGTCATGTCACGACAGATCTTTTGGAAGTCGAGGGACGGCATCGTAACGCGAGCCGAAAACACCGTCTCCGGCATCGAGATATCCGACTCATCGCAGTCCAGCAGATTCAGACGGTACTTGATACGACGTCCCTTCTCGCCATTCTCGATGGTGATGGTCAGGTGATTCGACTCCGCCTTCGAGACCGAAAACGTGATTGTGTCATCGTTCGTCACTGTCTTGACAATACGGTAGAAGTGGTCCGTGTTCAGACCCACGCTCAGCTTGGGAGCCGAGTTGTTGTACTCGTATTGCTCAAACTTGTTGGCATACAGCCTCATGTGGGTGAGGACGGTACGGGAGTTATCCATCGCAATCATGCGGATCCCATCCTTGTCAAAGACCAGATTCATCTCCACCAGCATGGACTTCAGACCCTCGGCGAGGGTACGGATGGGCGACGTCTGTACAGTCTTGGCAATCACTAGATCGTCTGCGTCGCGGCTCATTTATGTATCCCCTAGGCTCGACGTCTAAGTTGTTCTACGCACCTTGCCTATTCGGTATAGGCAAAAATTGCTAGCGAGAAGAGACTGAGTGCAATCGCTAACCACTTGAGACCTTTGATGCTCTCTCCAAACAAGAACACGCCTGTAAGCGTCACCAGAATGTTGGATGCCAAGTTCCAGGTCAGGTTTGTCACCACCATATTCGAATGCGCCAGCGCCTTCAGGAAGATATACGGTTCAAACGCATAGAGCAAGGTAGCAATCGGAAGTCCAGTCGTATACAGCAGCTTTCCTTGGTCGACCAGTTTCAATGTCCCCATCATACTGATGTCAATCAGAGCCATCACGATTCCAAAGACGATTGGGAGGAGGTCAAACTTCCCCACCTTCCAGTTCACCGATTTGATGACTCCGTCCACGAAGTCCTTCATTACTTCTTCACGAGGAAAGGAAGAAAGAACAACACCACGATCGCGATCAGAACCACAATGTCAATGGTGCGCACGAGCTTCTGCTCACGTTCCGGCAGATCCATGAACGCCTTCATGTACTCCGGCGGCTTAGCCCAGCCCCACATCCAGCCCAGAAAGGTGGGCTTGAGCCGATCCTTGCAATCGTAGATCATATCATACCAAGCGAGGGAAACATACGCAACACAGGCTAGCAGGAAGGCCATGAGAATACGGTGGGTCAGGGGCTTGAAATGGGGCATCCAGTACACAATCAACACAAACAGGGAAAACACTAGGCACTTGGGGTTAAGTGTGAGGTGTGTTCCAAATAATCCGGCGGCCATTACTTGGTGTAGGTAATATAAATCAGGGAGTACATTCCCAGTAACGTCTGGAACGCAATAAAGCGATACGAGAAGAACAGATCCCAAAAAGTTGCAATCGTGACTGTTCCAGTCATGATCATCGCATCGGCAAGCAAGATCGTCCACCCACCTTCATCTGCGTAGGCCTTGAAGACGTCAATCATCTGGTTGTGACCCTGAGGCAGGCCACGGATGACGACAAAGTAGAACAAGACATCGTGAACGATCTGAACAAGGATCGACGCAAACACCAGTCCAAGACCCCATGCATTCGGGAAGAAGAACATCGCAATCAGAACTCCCAACACTGCACTCAAAACATCGGCGGATACGGCGGCGAGCCCAAACTTATCATACCAAAGCTTCAGCGCACCAGCCGGTGGGAGGAAGGGGACGCGCTGCCCCGGGCCAAGCTTGGTAATCAACATCACCACAAAGTCCACCCAGATCGCAGCACCAATCAAAGAGATCAACCGCATTACTTACTTGTTGCGACGAGTTTTGTTAGCCATGTGAGTTGACTTCTTGCGCGACACGATACGACCCCACTTGTTCATCTTGAGATCAGCCTTCTTGAGGCCACCACTTGTGTGGTGAGCCGTTCCGTGCATGACCTGTGCACGAGATCCGATGGCTTTCATGTGCATTTATTGACTACCCGTGAAAATATACCGCGTCAACTTGTTTGCAAGATACCCAATCGAAACACCATTCTCTGCAAGGGTCTTCCCATAGAGCGAATCCTCATTTCGATATGCGCCCCAGCTTTCATCAAATTTGAATCGACTGAATACATCGCGCCGAACTGTAACATGTGCATGGTGGATTGGATACGATGTATTTTCAACAAGAATTCCAGCTGTGTTTGGATTTGAGATAATGCGTCCAGAGACAAGATCGTACTCGCCTGCGGGTTCAAATGGGTTTGCGTACGCAGTGATATGTTCATGTGCATAACTGTGATAGATTGCATGATAGTCCCCATTTTGGAAGGCTTTAGCGATATACTCGAGTCTGGACGGATGCATCAAGTCGTCTGCATCGATGAACGAAATGAGATCCGTGGTCAACATACCCGCTGCTATGTTCCTATTTGTACCTTGATTGAGTCGTTGTGTGGAGTATTGAATCGACACAGGGATCCCATTGTAAGACGTATCTGTTCTCCGATCGTGATTCCACGAGGAACAAGAGATTGCGATCTGTTGGGGTTTCAAAGAGGATGCTGCGATGTTATCAATCAGAGACGAAAGCTTATCAAAGTGTTGATTATAACAGGGGATTGCAACTCCTATCATTTTCTATGACCGAGTTTTTAGGAACGGAAATATATCGCGCGGTGGCTCTGGGAGGTCCCTAAAGTCAAGTTCTTCAGTTCGGCCACAGAAAAAGGAATCTGAATGTAAAAATGGGAATCGTATGACTGTTTCGCCTTTGTATGTTGGTGCGCTTCCCCCAACGTGAGCGAGCGTAGACGTCCTGACACGCGGGTAAATCACTGTAGTTAGAAATGTTTGATCGACTCCAAAGTTATAATCGACTGGAGTCTTCTTAAAGTACTCATGGTGTTCCGTAATACTGAATCCAACAATCTTGCGCATCCCCCATAATCCACCCATCAACTCTGTTGTATGTACGACCTTATCGCGAATTGCATGAACCAAGAACTGAGGTCTACTAAGAAAGTCTCGGATGGCCCATCGATCTCTCCAGTGAACACGACTGTCGGAATCCCGTACAAACATGATGTCAACATCGGGTTCGTCGATTGCTTTAAATCGTTCAATCATATTGGCATCCCCAAGTTGTCCAGTTGGCTTGACCACTACATTTGAATACATTGCGACTTGCTCCAAGAACTCTGGATCTACATCGGGGGCAGTGTAAATATAGACTTTCCATCCTGGAAAGTGAGTCCCGATTAGATTAATATTCTGAAACATTGCAACTGGGTAATACCTTGGGTTGGGTGGTCCGTATAGACAGAAAGAAAAGACGTTTACCATTATTAGTACTATAGTATAAGAAGAATGAAGGTTTTCTGCATGGATCTTCACATTTCCGTGATTGAAGACTTTAAGTCCCTGGGGTTAGATGTTGAAGTTACAGATTGGTGTATGTCGGGACATGCATTCGTAATGAAGCGTGTGATGGACAAGCCTAAGCATATCAATGCAGACACTTGGAAACAGTTGACACCCCAACAAATTGAAGCCTTTCAGAAAGAGTATGATACGTTCTTATCTACATTCGACTGCTTTGTTGTGGGATATGCAAGCGCCTTTGCAATGATCTTTGAGAAGTACCGCAAGCCGATTATCATGATCAATGCCTGTCGATATGATCTTCCCTTCTGCTCAACTCATGACATGAATGGCCTTGCTCGGTATAAGGAGTGTCTTCGTCGTCTGGACACCGATGGGCTCCTGTTTGCAGTGTCGAACAATCTTGGGGATCAATGGTATACTCAGTGCTTCTCTGGTATACGGACTCGTCACATTCCGTCCCTGTGTTTGTATACTGGAATTAGGTACGCCCCAACACGACCTACCTTCTTGTGCTATCACGGAAATGTACCCAACCATCCACTCGTAACACCCAAGAAAGACATTGGGGTGTTCGATTGGTCAGTTCTCGGCCAGTTTAAGGGAATCATTCACTTCCCCTACGAAATCAGTACGATGAGCATGTTTGAGCATTTCTCAGGGGGTCTACCCATGTTCTTCCCATCCAAGGAGTACTTGAAGGCAAATCCGTCGCTGCAGACACTCGCTGCCTATTGGTCACCTCTTCCCCCCGACATGAAAGAAGTTGAAAATCTGGCTGATTGGATTGATCGTGCTGATTTCTACAACGCCTTCAAGTCTCCAAACGTCCGGTATTTCGATTCAATTCCTCATCTATTCAGCTTATTGGAGACGTTTCAATATGTCCCTGAGTCGCGCAAGGAGTATATCGAATCCGCAAAGGCCCAGTGGAGACAGCTTCTTGCCGAAGTGAAGACCCGGAGTATTCGTACTAAATCTCCTCAACACCTCTGCTACAATCGGCTGCCTCTTCTTGCTCAATCGGTCTACGATGCAAACTATCAAGGATCGGGGGTCACAGTCCAGCATACGTATCCGTATAGGTACCCATTTGCATTTGGCGATATCGTGTTTGTCAAGACAGACTATCTCGAGTGGTTCCTGCAAAACCGAGTCGTGAATAGATCTATCACGCTTGTCACGGGTGTCTCAGACTATTCTCCGAGTGAATCTGCATGCAAAAAGATTCTTGAGAATCCAAACATTAAACGGTGGATTGGATGCAACATTACAGTTCGGCATCCAAAGATCTACAAGATCCCGATTGGGGTAGGAGAACCCGAACGACAGAACGGGAACCACGATGAACTTGTCCGTCTTCACGAAAGCCGAATTCCATGGCAAGAAAAGAGCGATATGATCTGCATTCCGTATCATGGAAACACACATGGATCCAGGACGTTACAACCAACCCTTCCTCGACTCCCATTTGGAGAGTACATGACTGAAATAGGAAAGCACAAGTTTGTAGTTTCACTCCGTGGAAATGGTCTCGATACTCACCGAGTCTGTGAAATTCTGCTGATGGGTTCAGTCCCCGTCATCTTGCACTCAGGACTCGATGACATGTACGAACGGTTCCCATGTTTGCTCGTTGACTCGTTTGATGCGATTGACACCTCTGGGTTTACGTGGGACCCCGTCAAGTATGAACAGTTCCTTGATGTCTTTTGGATGAGGCTACATGACTTACAAGCATTCCTCTCAACTTAATGAATGAAGTGTGCCGTAGTAACAGGTGTCACCGGACAGGACGGATCGTATTTGGCCGAACTCCTGATCAGCAAGGGCTACGATGTCTACGGGATTGCCCGCAGGACATCTCGCTCCAACACGGAGCGGATCACTTCCATCCTGACGCATCCTCGCTTCTTTCTTCGCGAGGCAGATCTATGTGATGGAAACTCTCTGCGAACTGTTTTTGAAGAGGTCGCCAAATATGAGCGGATCGAGGTCTACAATCTTGCAGCACAGTCTCATGTCCATACATCCTTCCGTCAGCCGGAGTTTACTGCGAATGTGGATGCTCTTGGGCCTCTGCGTATCCTTGATATCCTTCGCTCTATGCAGCTGAACCGAGCAAGGTTCTACCAGGCATCCACCTCGGAGCTCTATGGCAAGGTGATGGAGACACCGCAGAGCGAGACGACTCCCTTCTACCCGAGGAGTCCCTATGGATGTGCCAAACTCTACGCATTCTGGATCGTGAAGAACTACCGGGAGAGCTACGGGATGTTTGCCTGCAACGGTATTCTGTTCAACCACGAGTCGGAGCGTCGTGGTGAAGAGTTCATTACTCGCAAGATCACCAAGGGCATTGCGAGGCTGCGCAAGGATCCTACCTTTGTCCTTGAACTTGGAAACCTGGACGCCAAGCGTGATTGGGGATACGCGCCGGACTATGTGGAGGGAATGTGGAGAATGTTGCAAGAGCGAGCTCCCGACGACTACATTCTTGCGACGGGGGAGACACATACAGTCCGGGAGTTTCTGGAGACTGCATGGGGCAAGATTGTCTGGAAGGGTGACGGTGTCAATGAAACGGGTGAGGATGAAAATGGTCGTGTGATCATCCGTATCAACCCAGAGTTCTACCGTCCTGCAGAGGTAGAGCTCCTGATTGGGGATCCGACCAAGGCGTGGTATAAGCTTGGGTGGAAGGCAACCACTACATTCCCCGAGTTAGTTGGGCGGATGGTTGCTCACGATAGTGTCTAAGAGAATAGAAATGAACGTTCCGAATACAGGTCAGATTCAAGTCAACAGCTCATTCGGACGTTGGATTGCTAAGTATTCGGCGGATCCCAGGTTTAGTCGGTACCTTGAGATTGGAACCTGGAATGGACGGGGATCTACTTGCTGTTTCTATGAGGGATTCAAGACGCGCACAGATACCTTCACACTTCAGAGCTATGAAATTATGAAGGATCGTGTCGCTGAGGCAACGAATGTGTGGCAGGGGTATTCGCCGATTCAGATCATCCATGGACGCGTGCTAGAGGATCATGAGTGTCCCACGTCGGACGCAGTTCGTGCAGTCCATCCGGTAATCAATTCAAAATGGCATAATCAAGACATTACGCACTTCTGGGCTTGCAAGTACGTTCCTATGAACGACCCCCAGGTGATTCTGTTAGACGGCGCAGAGTATCTGACATGGTTTGAGTTTGAAAAAATGATCGCAACAACACAGGCATCGGTATATCTCCTGGATGACACGCAAACTGCAAAGTGTCCAAAGATCCTAAGGTGGTTTGCCGATCACCCCGAATGGGTGCGTGTCGCGGGATCAGACACCGAGAGAAACGGCTGGGCGGTTTACGAGCACCGCGTATAACAAAAAGCTATATTTATGGTCATACTTCACAATGCTATCGGTTCAACTTAACGGTGGTCTCGGAAACCAATTATTTCAGCTTGCAGCCGCAGAAACGATTGCATCGGAAACAAATCGCAAGATGTGTCTGATTGATACCGTGTCCCCGTCTACGGTTCATAGTTCTGCAAACTATTTTGACTCGGTGCTCTCTGAATGGAAATCTCTTCCCGTGTTACCCACCCCATACGCAGCCGTTACAGAACAATCCTACCAAAAGCAGGACTGGACCTCACTGCTTCCATCCGACGACTCTGTCTGTCTCTACGGGTATTTTCAGAACTGGAAGTACGTTCCACCTAACTTCACGAGTAGACTGAAACTACCGTATGTACCCCAGCAAAGAGGCGCCTTTTTGCACATTCGAGGGGGAGATTTTGTGAACCATGGACTCCATGATGTTGGACTACAGAGGAGATATTACCGGAATGCAATCAACTATTTCCCCAGGGGTACTCACTTCTTTATCTACACTAACGATGTACCGTATGCAAAAAAGTGCGAATTCCTCTCTACCATCTCACACTCGTTCGTAGAGACAGATGAACTCACCAGCCTTGCGGGGATGTCAAGGTGTACGCAGGGTGGAATCTGCGCAAACTCGTCCTTCTCCTGGTGGGGTGCGTTTCTGAACCCAAACCGAACGATCGTGATGCCCACTCGGTTCTTCGGTGATCCTGGAATTCATATTGAAGGATACTACTTCCCCGGGGTTATCCGTTGTGCCGTTTAGATGGTGTACTTTTGATTAATCATGCTTTGCAGATTATCTCCTCTAATGAAGGTAACTGTGTTCCTTTGTTTGATCTTGTCGTAAATGAGCTTCATCATTGGATACAACTTGGATTGGTTCTCGACAAGATCAGTATTGATGACGTAGATGTGTTTTCCAGAACAGAACATCCCATTGACTAAGAATGCAGATCCATCCACAACAACAAGATTCCGACCAGAGTTTACAAGATCGATCTGCGTTTGTAAATCGGTGATGTCATCTGTATGAACGAGTCTGTGGGTGCATCCAGCCGTGGCAAAGACATCTAAAAAGGGAGTCAAAGGACATGGTCTATCATTTGGAACACAGTTCTCCTTCCTCTGTCTTGGCATAACAACAAAGTCTACGTCGGGCGTCACATGTGATGAAAACTGGTTAAAGAATGCGTCCAACAGAGCGGGGTATTCTTTTTTGATTGGATTGTCAATTAATCGAAATGATGAACCAAATTGCGTGGAGTCATACTTAATCTCCTCGTCTCGAATTCCAAAATATCTACAAAACAAAGTCTTGTATGTTTTCTTGTTGGCTAAGATTATTCTCTTACGCAGTGTAGGTAAGACTGCGCTATTGACCACTACAGGTAAGATGATAGCACATTCAAAGACCCAATGCGCAAATGCCTCATGATCAAGCGAATCAATCGCTATTGAGTTCATTTATTATTTGCTGCCGCAAGAGTATTTCTTGCTTAGAAACGCCCGTAGTTGCTAAGAAAATATTCAAGATCTTCGGGCACACCTAATCCCCACATCTGTTTGCATGTATCTATCGTAATCTTCAATCCATCTGCAATTGCCTCATTGTATACGGGCACCGTATAGAACTCATTGTTCACCCGAATGTTCTTTCCGATCATTTGCTCTGCAAACCGAACAAAGTCCGAACCTCGCCTCCACATGTACACACCTGTGGTTGCATGGTCCGAGAACGGATCCTTCTCCCGAACCTCTGTCACATATCCGTCCTTTACGGCAGCATAGGACCACTTAGGGTTGCGATCACCATTGAATGTAGAGATCTTACCATCCGCACCGGAGTTTAAGAACGACTGGACAAACTGACCAGCATCAAACTCAATGAACTGATCGCTGTTCGCAATCAAAAGCGGCGTATCATCGTTAATCAAATCCTTTGCTAACAATACCGTGCACGCAGCACCCTCGGTAACCTTATCAACCACGAGAATGGAACACCCCGGTGCAATCGAACGAAGGTAGTCCTTGCATGACTCAGGGTAGTCTGCGCGAATCACAAACACAAACCTTGCACATGGGACCGCAAGATTGTCAACTACCCATGAAATCATCGGCTTACCGTGAACTGGAATGAGTGGCTTGGGATCAGTATATCCGGCCCTTGTAAACCGACTTCCATTACCGGCCATGGGGATCACGATCGTAATAGGAGTCAACGCAGCCATTACAAACTCTTCGGTTAAAGACGATGGTGTAGGAACGCAAACAACCCTAGATCCGCTTGCTTGTGCGGATGCAAGTCCAATCGGCGAATCCTCAAAAATGAGAGTTTCATTGGCGGTAACTCCAGCTTTCCGATGGCATAGTTGATAGATCTCCGGATCAGGCTTTGGTAAACGGACGTCTTCATTTGATACCGTGAATGTAAATAGGTCCCGAATCCCAAGTGCATCAAGTGCAGAATCAAGCGTGGCCCGTATGCAGTTTGTTGCACAGGCTGTTTGGTATCCTTCATTTCGCAGACAAATTAGCATTGAGCAAAGAACGGCTGATTTAGAAACTCTAGACACGGCAGTTGCGGTTAACTCTTGCTTCCGGGCGAAGATCTTTTCAAATAGACCGGACGAAAGACCCTTGTTCTCTTCAAGCATCGTAAGTTTTGCGCGAGTACTACGTCCATTATAGGTAGCAATATGCTCATCGCGAGAAATAGAATACTGTGTTCCGGCTACTTCGCAGATTGCTTGATTAAGCGTTTCATAATGAACCTCGCAAAAATCGAGTAAGACTCCATCCAGGTCAAATACAATTAACTTCATTTTAAAGAGGAATACCTATATACATTATGTTGATTATTGCACATCGCGGAAATACGAATGGACCCGATCCAGCAACTGAAAACAGGGAGGAAACAATCATATCTGCAATAACAGAAGGGTTTGATTGTGAGATTGATGTGTGGCGAATTGATGGACAGTTATGGCTGGGACATGACGGACCACAGTATGCGACATCTCTATCCTTTTTAGAGACATACCAACACGCACTGTGGGTTCACTGTAAGAATTTGGATGCACTTGTCTACTTGAAGGATCAGTTCAACTGTTTCTTCCACGACAAAGATACATACACCCTAACGAGTAAAGGCTATATCTGGGGTAACATTGGCAGCCCTACAACGGAGAAGGTTATATGTGTAATGCCACCGGGAGATCATGGAGTCTGTCTTGGTGTATGTACTGATTTTTCGATGCGTATAAAGAGTCTACATGTTTGTCAATAATAGAGATCAATGGCTAACATCATAGAACCTATGTATCAAACCTATTGTGAATACATTCGCAGTATTGTGAAGTCAAACGATCTATCAAACTTCAAAGGAAACCCAGTCTATCAAGGAATTCTTGAGCATGTAAGCCCTGAGCTAGGCAAGAAGTATTATGAATCAATACTGCATTCACATGGAGTAAGCCGAGATGCTATTCTCTCGTTCTGTAAAAAGAATGATCAAATTGGATCTCCTAAGCTATCTTCAATTGACGGTATGTTGTTATCACCAAGTTCACTGCGGTATATATGTCATGCCCTTCTTATTTTGAGTCATTGTGTTCGCGTTAAGAATCTGACGCCTTCTATGGTCGAAGTTGGTTGTGGATATGGTGGTTTGGCTCTTGCTATTGATACATTTAGCTCTATGTTTGGAGTTACCGTCAAATCCTATACGATGATTGATTTGGATGATCCTCTGAGTTTCCAGAAACTCTATCTATCACACCACACGACTTCATTCCCAATCTACTTTGAGAGTGCATCCACGTATGGTAGCAATGTCAAAGGTAATGATAACTTCCTGGTTAGCAACTACTGTTTTTCTGAAGTACACCCTCAAATACAACAGAACTATCTAAGGACTCTTTTTCCTAAGTGCCGTAACGGGTTTCTGCTTTGGAATCACGTGAAGATTTTTGATATAGGAAAGAAAGTGCTCATAGATCAGGAGGTTCCTTTGACCTGCCCTACAAATGCTGTAAACTCAAACTATCATCTCTATTTCTGAGGATACTTAATCCGATTCCAGTTGATAGGGTTGCTACCATTTGCTTCCATCAACTTTGTAACATAGTCCATGTTAACCAATGTTGGATGAACATACCAATCCTCGAACGAGTTTGATTCATTTGAAATATCACTAAACACACGGACATAACCACGTGCGGCAAAAATCTCCCGTGACTTTGCCCTCGTATCAAAATAATTACCTCTATAGATGTCGTGTTCAAACGTCACTGTTGCAAATGTATACGCATCAAAGACTTCATTATTCAGTTTTTCCAGAGTAGCCAATGTAGATCTATTCTCTACAAGTAGGTCAATTTGCAGGTAGTCAATCGAATTGGGCATATTGCTTGTCTGGAATAACTGGCTGTAGTTAATTGTTGTCGCATCTTGAATCACATGAACGCTATTGGGACGATGTGCCCTATACAGCGGGAGGTATGCGTTGTCAATCTCTATCATAATTCCATTCCAACCATAGCTGCTTTCGAGCAGAAATGAATTATTGATATTGATTGGGTGGCACGAGCCTATCTCCACGAACGTTCCATTGCGCCTGTTGTCTAAGACTGTAAGAACGAACTTATCCTGTTCAGCCTGCCCTCTAAACATTTATAACTACACCACAAATCTACCTGGGATTCCAGGCGCATTTGTGTTTTTGATTTCTTGGCTGTTTTCTTGGAGAGCACACGGCTGTCTCTAGTTGGAGTACGCAAGACCGCCCATGCCGGACATGACGCGCAGCACGTTGTAGTTCACCGCGTAGACGCGCACCTGAGCCGTACGACCCGAGCGCACCGTGTTCACGGACACCGTCAGCTGGAGCGTGGCCTTGTCGATACGCGAGAAGTTGCAGGTGCCCGACGGCTGGTGCTCCTCCGGCTTCAGGGCAAACGAGTACACGTTGATACCCTGGGTCGGCGTGCGGCTGTGGTGCTGGTACGGCTGCACGCGGGAGAAGTAACGTCCCTCGCGCTCCGTGAAGCGGTCCTGACCGTTGAGCTGCAGCTTGGCAACCTCCACCGGGTTCTTGCCCTCGCAACGCACACCGGACTGGAGGATGACCTTCGCGAGTAGGTAGTTCGTCGTGTCCTCGAAGACGATTGCCTGGTCGTTGCCCGTGTTGGTGTCGAGCCAGCTGGCGCCGTTGAGCGACGGGCCAACTCCAGGCTGTCCAAGACCGCCCAGGAAGTACGGGCCCGAAGGACCGTCGCCGGAAACAGTGGGAACCGCTCCCGTGAGTCCACCCGTCGCGAGCGAGCCGCGGGCGAGGACGTCCATCACGATACCCTCCGTGCTGAAGTCATCCGTGTAGTTGAAGGGCTGGCATCCGTTGACCTCCGTGATGAACGACTGGTTGGGCGTGCAGTCCACGAAGGAGTCGCGCTGGACGACCCACACGAGCTCCTTGACCGGGTGGTTGAAGTTGAGCTGGATCTTGTTCGAGCTCGACGTGATCGCCTCGGCACCCGTGAACTGGAGCTGCTCAATCAGGTACTCGTGCGTCTGCTGGGCGAAGCGGCGACGCTCCTCCGTGTCCAGGTAGATGTAGTCGATGTACAGCGACGCGGCCGTGAGCGACTGGATGCTCGTGGGCAGCGTGCCCGTCAGGAGCTCGTAGTACGTGCAGTTGATCCACTGCTCGAACTCGATGTTGATGCGCACCTCGTGGTACTGGAGCGCGATCAGGGGGATCGCCAGACCCGGGTTGCGGCAGAACCAGAACTGGAGCGGGATGTACAGCGTGCGCGCCGGGGTGCCGGCACGGGGGGCGCACGTGTTCGTCAGCTCAGCGCCAGCGCACGAGGCATCCAGCGCGTAACCACGACGGTCCTTCATCAGCACCAGGTCGTGCGTGTGTCCGAGCATGTCGTTGAGCGCCTCAATCGTGCCCTGGTCCTGGGACAGCTGGGTCCAGATCTGCATCCAGTCACCGTACTGACGGTCGATGCGCTGGCCACCAATCTCGAGCTCCACCGTCTTGATGAGACGGTGTCCGATGTACGACAGCCAGCGGAAGCGGTTCAGCGTCGAGGTGCCGCTGAGCTCGACCGCCGGGAGAACCACCTGCACATACGTGCGGTACATCAGGTCGGCGTTACGGTTGATCACGGCCGTCACGCGCTTGTTGAAGTCGGCCTGTCCGTTGAACGTCACCTCAATGGACTCCATCGCGAAGTTGGTATGACGCTTGTACAGCACCTTCCAGAACGTGATCTGGGGGTTGCCGCTGATGTAGATGTCCTGCGCACCATAGCTGACGAGCTGAAGAAGACCACCACCCAT